AGGAGGTTAGGCCATGCCAGCGACGGTCGTGACTCGGAAAGGCCGGGAGGTCTTTACGGGAAGAATGATCGGTTCATCCCCCACCCAGGCCGAGCCTAAGATCCTCGCCTGGGGCCTCGACCCTGCCGACGCCTACGCCGCGGCGAACACCGACGTGGCGCTCTTCACGGAGGCTCCGGAGGCCCGCGTGACCGGCACGTCCAGCCAGGTCACGACCACCACCACTAATGACACCTACCAGGTGACGGGCACCATGACGGCCTCGGCTGGCCGGGTCATCACGGAGGCGGCTCTGTCCGACTCCACCACCCAGCCCGCGGTGGCAGCAGTGGCAGCAGCAGGCGTCGTTGGCTCAAACTCGAACACGACTTTAAACACGTCGGCAACCTTCACGCCGGGCAACAACAACTACATCCAGATTCGCACCGAGGTCATGCAGGTCACCGCTGGCTCAGGTTCCACCGCGCTGACGGTCGTGCGGGGACAGAACGGCTCAAGCGCCATCGCCACAATCGCCGTCGCTGACAACGTGGCCCCCGGCAACCCCCCCGGCCAGACCGGCATCACGGGCGGCTCGTTACTGGCTAAATCGGACTTTGCCGCGATCAACTTGAACACGTCTGACTCGGTGGCCTTCACGTGGAAAATAAGTGTGTCGTAATAGTCGGCAGATTTAGGAGACCTATCGTATGGCCGGCAGTCTCTACGTTGTGCGCACCGGGGCCTGGGCGCTCACCGCCAACGCGACCAAATCGCTTCTTCTGATCCCCCCCGGCGCCAACTCCTGGTTCACGGCAACGGAGATCAGCGTGTCGATCGACGACTCGGCGGCCAAGGCTGGGGTGGGCATCGAGCTCTACGCGGTGACCACCCTCGGATCACCGGCGGGAACGACCTTCACTCCGGTCCTGACCCGGCGAGGCGGGGGGAACGTGGCTCAAACGGGGGCAGCCCTCACGCAGCTCACGGCGGAGCCGACGACTGTGGAAGTCCTGAAGGACTGGTATGTCCAGCCGTTCGGCGGGCTGATGGTTATTCAGAACCCGCTCGGCCGTGAGCCCCAGTCAGCGAGCGGCACCACTCTTCGCTTCGGTCTGCGCTACGTCAACCCGACCGGCGGCTCGACTGCGAACATCCGTGCCTACCTGGAGTTTGAAGATTCGTAGAAGAGAGGGGACATTCATGAGTCGTGTTCACTGGATGTGGGTACTGCTGGCGGCTGTCGTCCTGACGGCCGTGGTCGTCGGGTACTCGCTGCCCAGTGCTGCAACGGGGGTGTTCGATACCCGGACCTCGACGGCGAACATCATCGACTTCGGCGCCAAGTGCAACAGGACCACCGACGACTCTGCCGCCATCCAGGCGGCTATCAACTCCATTCCCCAGTCGGGCTCGCAGATCGGGGGCCGGCTCGAGATCCCGGCCGGCGGGTGCCTGGTCAACTCCACCCTGACGTTCAACGGGCTGGTAGGCATCCGGGTCGTGGGTGAGGCAGGCTTGTCCTACCAGGAGTCATCCTCGAACCCGTTCGGAGCCGCTCTCATCGCCGGGACGAACAACGAGACCATGATCTCCATCGACAGCAGCTCGTTCGTCAACCACTGGGGACCTGAGTTCGACAACCTCAACCTCATGATCAAAGCGGGCAAGACCGGGGTGACGCTGATGAAGATCCGGGACACCAACCGCATAGCCGTGAACAACACCACGTTCCGTGACGCTGCGGTGGGAGTGTCGATCGACTCCGCCCTCACCCAGATTTCCGGTGGCGATGCCTCTTGGGAAATGTTCGAGAATGACCGCTTTATCAACAACGGGATCGGCATCGACTCCATTCAGTCCTACGGCTTCACGGTCGACGGGGGGGACATTCAGTCCTCAGCGGGGCAAACGGGGATCAAGATCGATGGTTACGCGGGTGCGGCCACCTCCATGCACGAGCGCATCTACGGGGCCAAGTTCGACGGCGGCGCGACCTGCATTGACTCGGTCGGCGGCGGGGTGGAGATCACCGACAACAACTTTGAGCGGTGTTCCACGGCGGTGTCGATCCACGCCCTCTCCCCAGCCACCAACGAGAGCGGGATCGGCAACATGCTCGCCTCAAACACCTTTGTGGGATCTGGGGTAGAGACCGGGATCAACATCCAGAGCGGGGCCATCAACACCAGGGTCATCGCTGCGGACTACGTGAACATGGGAACCAACCTCATCAATAACGGGACGGGGACGGTCACTCTCGGAGCGTGACAGCGAGAGGACTTTGCCCATGGGAGTCCCCGTTGCGATTTCCACCGTTGGCTCCATGGCGACAGCCAACAACAATACCGGCCTTGCCACGTCGATTGCCCTCACGCCAGCAACGGTCGGCAACATCATGGTTCTGGTCATCGAGGAGAAGTACAGCTCGGGTTCCAATCTCCAAGTGGCTCCAGGGGGCATCTCTGGAGGCGGGGTCACAACATGGCGGTCTGCCTTCCAGAGGTTCATGGTCGACGGGGTTCACGGCGTCGATGTCTGGTGGGGCGTTGTCACTTCCACCGGCTCGCTGACCGCCACCGTCACGTACAACTCCACCACCGGCCAGGCCGCCGGCTCAATCGACGGCTGGGAGCTCACCTCGACCGCCGGGGCGAATACCACATGGCGGGTGGACCAGACTGGATTCACCGACCCGAACACCAATGCCACGACGTTCAACTATCCAACGCTGACTTCCGCTCTCGACAAGGAAGCCTACATAGGCTACCTGGCGATTGCCTCCTCAGCCTCGGCCGGCTCCGGTTCCGGCTGGATCTATACGACGGACCTGCGCAGCAACTGGGTGGCCAGCAATCCCAACGTCGGCGTCGCCGGGACTGCCGCCACCACCTCGCAGACGTCGGGAACGAGCCAGGTATGGTTTACGGTCGGGGTGTTGTTCCAGGCACTGGCGACATGGGCCTTCGTTCAGGCGATCGCCCCGGCAGCGACCACCGGCACAGGTACAACGCACTCGGTAACGTTTTCATCGAACGTTGCGGCTCCCAACCGGATCATCCTCAAGGTGGAGCTCAACGAGTCCAACGCGCCGGCCGGGACGCTGGTCAGTGTCTCGAACTCGGGCACGGCCACCCTGGGCACATGGGTCAAAGCCTCGGAGGCGGATGGGTCAGCGTCGGGATTCTCGCTGCGAGGTGAGACCTGGACGGCGGTCGTGCTGGCCGGGGGATCCTGCACGGTCACCGTGTCGGGCCTGACCGGAACGGATACGTGGCAGTTCGCGGTGGCCGCTGCCGAATACGCGGGCCTCTCGACAGCCAATGATTCGTCCTGCGTCGACGTGAGCAACACGACCACATGGGGCACCACCTCGACCGTGACATCCCCGGCGACGACGGCCGCGAACGAGCTCGCCACGGGCGGTTACTACGACGACGGCCAGTCCAAGACGATCACGGCCGGGAGCGGCTTCACTCAGCGCGGCTTCACGGGATCATCGGGGACCTGCGAGGCGGCAATCGAGGACAAGGACTCGGGTGCATCCGGGTCGACCGTGGCGGTGACATTCACCGGTGGTGCGACCAGCGGAGCCGCGACGGATGTGGTGGTCTTCAGGCTGGCCCCCGCCGCTCCTCCAGGCCAGCGACCCGGCCAGCCCGTGCAGGCAGTGAGACGCGCGGCCATCTACTGACATGGCCATTTCCGGTGTCGGCACCAACTACTACCAGGCGGGCACCCCGACCTTTGCGGTGAACGTGAGTCCTGCCGCGGTCGGCAATTGCTTCCTGCTCTATACCAACTTCAACGACATCACGAAGACCGTGACGGGCATCGCCGGGGGCGGTGCTCTCAACTGGACCAACGTCGCCTCCTACAACGCCGCCGTCTACCGGCATGAGCTGTGGCTGGGCCAACCGGTCAAGACTCTCGGGATCCAGGCCGTCACGCTCACCTTCAGCGGGCCGATGACCACGACCAACGTGGAGATCGACGTTCAGGAGTTCACCAACGGCAACATGGCGACCGTGTGGGCGGTGGACGGCTCGCAGACCGGCCATGTGAACGACGCCACCAATCAGACCACGATCACGTTCGCCAGCCTGACTCCCTCGCTGACCATCGCTGAGCTGTACTACGGGGCGGCGCGGGATGGCACGGGCACCGCCGTGGCAGGCTCGACCACCGGCTACACCTACCAGATCAACGCCGCCGGCAACGTCATCCTCTACAACGAGAACGTCACGGCCGCCAGCTCCCCGACATGCACTGAGAGCCCCGCCGGCCCCTACACTTCTATCTCGGCCCTCATTACGGCGACTGTCTGGGGAGACATCCAGGGAGGCACGGCAGGACCGAGCGCCAACGCGCAGCCAGGCGGTATCGCGTTCGCCTTCGGCAGCGACGTCACCATCGACAACCGTATCGAAGCCAAGGTTGAGCTGAACGAGCAGACCGGGCCGGGCCAGATCAGCCTCAGCAGCTCCGGGACCGCCACGATGGGCCAGTGGATCCGGGTCACCGAGGCTCACATCACGGTGTCCGGCTATGATTGTGTGGCTGAGTCCTGGACGGCCGTGGTGCTCGGGTCGGGCAGCCTCACCGTCACGGCGAAGGGGGCCGACACCTCGCAACAGTGGCAGATGTCCATGTGCTGCCGGGAGCGCAGCGGCCTCTCAACCGCCGACGACATCACGTGCGTGGACACGTCGGTTATCAGCGCCTGGAACGCCAGCCCGTTCCAGGTCACCTCCCCCGTCAGCATCAGCGGGAACGGGCTTGCGTCAGTCGGGTACTTCGACGTGGGGTCCAATCACACCATCACGGCCGGGACGGGGTTCACCCTTCGCAACTTCTCGGGTGCCTCCGGGACGTGTGAGACCGCCCTCGAGGACGTCGGGTTCGGCCCGGCTGGCGCAACCGTGACGGGGCAATGGAACGGCTGGGATCCGGGCACGAGTCGTTGTCTCGACGTCGTGTTGTACCGCCAGGTCAACGACCCCGGCCCCAACGTCGTGTATCCGGACGGCGATGCGGCGGTGAACTCGTGGACTACCGACACGGGGGCAACAACGAATCTGTGGCAGTCCGTCAGTGAATCGCCCGCCAGCGACGCCAACTATGTGCAGTCGCCCCAGACACCGACAACCAGCCAGTACTACGAGGCGCTTTTGCAGGGGCCAACAGCTGGGCCAATCGCTACGCAGGGCATCGTGGCCCACTACCGATACGAAGGTTCCACAGCGGCACCGTTGGGCATGAGGACAGAGCTGATCCAAGGCGCAATATCTGCTCCCGCCTTCGCTACGGTAGGCGCTCTTGTGGACATATCCGGGTCCGGAGTGTCTACCGTTTCGGTGACCACGCATGCGATCGGCAACGCCTGGCTCCTCCTGGTCAGGATCTCCGCTGCTTCCCCGATCGCAGTCGCAGGTATCACCGGGGGAGGGGCCACGTGGCAGCGAGTCGCCGGTCCTTTCTATGACAACTCCGGAGCAGCAGACGAGGAGATTTGGCTAGGGATGATCACGAGCATCGTGGCCTCGAACAACATCGTCGTGACCTACAACGGCAGCGTCACCGGAGTGACCATTGATCTCGACGTTCAGGAATTCTCGTCTTCTCTCGGCGCCACGGCCGTGTGGTCGGTCGATGTCTCCGGGACCCTCAACAATCCGTCTTCCACAAACCAGTTCTGGCCCTCGCTGACCAACACCGGCGAGAGCCCCGAGCTGTACTTCGGCTATTGCCGGGTGCCGGGGTCGATGACGGGCACGCCTCAAACCGGGGTCGTCTTCACCACCGACCTCAGCACAAACGTGGTGGTGTGGGACCTGAGCATTGCGGGCCGGGCGACACTGCAGCCGAAGGGCACTTCAGGCTCTGCTCAGCTCTCCTGGTCGATCGCCGTCCTCATCCGGGTAGGCGTCATTGCGGCATGGACGGTATCGAGCCTGACGACCTCGTGGGCGCAGTCCGACCAGGCGCTCACCGCAGCGCAGGGAGCGAGCATCCTGGACTTCACCAACCTGCGATACCGGTTCACGCCCGGCGGGGGGTACAACAACATCCCGGACAATGAGCGCATCGCCCCGGACGCCATCCTGCTCCAAACCAACCTCATTGGCGCCGTCTCCGCAATCCAGGATGACCCGACCGCCCCCGATGCCACCTGGCTGACGGCAACTTCCAACTCTGCCGCCTCGATCCTGCGAGTCTCCACACCGACCCCGGCTGCCACTCCCATCGTCGGCGCCGGCCTCCAGACCTTCCGGGCGTGGCTGCGAAAGAAGGGCGGGACAGGAACTCCCACAGCGACCTTGGAACTTTGGGAGAGCGGTTCCCTCAAGTCAACGGTGCTGGCGGCCACCAACATCACGTCGACCACCGGCCAGCTCATCAGCGGTACCTGGAACGCCTCATCCCTCACCACGGCGTCAGGAGTGAACGCTGAGATCCGCATCACGGGAACCGTGGGCGGCTCAGGTGGGCAGGTTGCCACGATCGAGGTCGGGGCGGTCGACTGGGTGTCAACGGAAACGGGTCAGGTGCGGATGTCGTGGGCCAGCCTGGACCTGCCAAGCGGGGCCATTCTGCGAGGCAGGGCGGTCCTCCAGGCAGTGAACCGTTCCGGGAACTACTAGATGCCCCGCGCCGCCCGGTCGTTTCCGTCCCATACGATCAGCCGGTCCCACTTCGGGCCGATCGTTACCGAGGCTGGCCTGACCTCGAGTTTCACGGACACGAATGCGACCAGCTACGCCACGGCGTCGATCACCCCGACCGGCAATCAGCTTGTCCTGGCAGCAGTGATTTCCACGGTGGCGGCCAGCGGACCCCCCAATGCGCCGACACTCAGCGGGAACGGGCTGACGTGGGTACAGGTGGCGACGGTGACATGGAACACCACCGCGCTGCCGCTCTCGCGCCTGAGTGTGTTCCGGAGCATGGGGGGCGCCCCGTCCACGGGGGCCGTCACCATCGACTTCGCCGGCCAGACTCAGACCGAATGCCTGTGGTCCGTCACGCAGTACGCCCATGTGGACACGTCGGGAACCAACGGATCTGGCGCCGTGGTGCAGTCAGGCACTAACCGAGTAGATACCGCCACCTCGCTCACTGTGGCCTTGAGTGCGATCTCGAATGCCAGCAATGCGGGCTGGGCTGCGTTCGGCACCAACCTCGGTTCGACCCAGACGGTCAAGCCCGGTTTCGCCAAGCTGGACGAGCAGACCTCGACGGTTCCTGCCACGGACCTCATGACGGAGTGGCGCTACGTCGGCGACGATCCCAACCCGCTGAGCACTTTCAGCACGGCATCGGCCGGCGGCATCGGCCTCGAGATTCGCAACGGAGTTCCGGCCGCCACGCAGACCTATACCCAGACCCTGACGGCCTCGCTCGTGACCGTGCCAGCGCTGAGCCGGCAAGTGGGAGCATTCAGATCCGCAACAGCAGCGACGGCTCCCGTCGTCGTCAAGGGCGTCGGCTTCACTCGGGCGGTGTCTTCAACCACATCGCCCGTAGTGGTGAAGCAAGCACGACCGACTAAGTCGGCCAGCGTGACCTCTGCGGTGCAGACTCCCGCCCGGTCGGCGGGAGTGAACCGCTCCGTGGGGATCACAGCCGCCTCGAGCATCGGCCGTTCCACCTCCGTCAGGAAGACTGCCGCCCTGACCTCAGCCCCCACCCTGACGAAGTCAGCGGCTCATGCGCTGCCCACTGGCGTCACGGCCGCCCCAGCCCTCAGTCGCAGCGTGGGCAAGATCCTCGCTCCCAGCGTCACCACGGCGGCATCACTGGCGAGATCGGTAGCCAAGATGCTTTCGGCCGCCCTCTATTCAGGTCCTGCCGTCGCGAAGTCGGTAACACACCCGCTCTCCGCAAGCTCGACGATAGTTCCCACCGTGGGGAGGCAGACCGCCAAGAGCATCAGCATGAGCGCGACAGCCGTTCCTACCGTGAGCGCGATCAAGGTCAAGCTGCTGGCGATCTCGACCAGCATCACAGCGGCTCCCACGCTCAGCCGCCAGACGGGGCACAGGCTGACCGCTGCCCTTACGGCGTCCCCCACTCTTGGTCGGGCAGGGGGCTGGGCTCGCAGCATCGTCGCCACCGCTGCCCCCGTCCTCAGCCGCAATACAGCCCACACATCGACGGCCACCGTTGCCAGCTCGCCGGCCCTCAGCAAACAGGCGGGGGCCATCAGATCGGCATCGCTGACCACCGTCCCCGTGCTCAGTCGGCAGACAGGCCGAGGCCTCGCAGCCGCCCTCGTGTCGTCAGCCTCCCTTGGCCGAGCGATCGCACGGGCGCTCAGCGCCGCACCGTCCGTCATTCCCACGCTGCGCCGCAGCACGGCCCGGAATGTCACCACGGCCGCCACGACAGCCTCCAGCCTCACCAAACAGGCTCAGCGCAGCCTCAGCGCCGGGCTTACCGCCAGTCCCACGCTCAGCAAGGTTGGCCTGGCTGGCAAGGTCTTTGTCGCCAGCATCACAGCGTCCCCGACCCTCGCCCGGGCCATGTCGAAGACTCTCAGTGCAACCGCCACCACCGCGACAGGAGTGTCCCGCAGCATCGTCACCGCCCGGAGCGCTGCGGTGTCCACGGGCGCCACACTCGGTAAGGCAACGGCCATCTCACGCTCTGTCGCTGTCTCTCTCACCGCCGCGCTGGGCAGGCAGCCGGGCAAGATCCTCTCGGCTTCCGTCACCGCGGCGCCCACGCTCACTCGGGTGCGGGCCCAGGTACTCACGGCGGCTCTGGGGGCCACGGCCAGCCTGGCGAGGGAGATGGCGAGGGTCCTGACTGCCGCCGTATCCGCTGCCCCTATCCTCGGACGGCTGCCATCCAAGAACTTCAGCGTGGCCGTCGCGCTCTCGCCGAGCCTGCGAGCGGCGTTCGCCCGGTCCTTCGAGCTCATCCTTGGTGCCCCACTGCGGGCCTGGCGGGCGGCGCAGGCCTTCGTCGGCTGGCACACTGATCCCGACCAGCAATCCTGGAAAGGAGGTCCTCCGCAGTGAGCAACCTTGCCCTCCGCATCTCCGTGCAGTCAACCGAATACGTCCGCATCCCCGTTTCGGCCCGCTCATCCGGCGCTTGGGTGAACCCGACCACCGACGTCGTGGCGATGGCGCTGCCCTACCGCGGCGTAGCCCCCGTATCCGGCGACTGGAAGACGGCGAGCTGGGAGACCGATTCGACCCAGAGCCCGGCCACCTACTATGCCCGCCTGCTGGTCGGCCCGGGCGGCACTGCCTACCTGCCCGGCGACTACGACGTCTACGTGAAGGTCACGGACAATCCTGAAATCCCCGTCCTGCTGTCGGGCGAGCTTGTGTTTTTCTGAGGTAGGTGCCGGTCTTTCCCGGCTGTCAGGTCCTGCCTCGCCGACCAGGCGCCGGGGCGGATATCCCGGTCTCGCTCTGAAGAATCCTCTGTTGCCCCGAGCGGACTCAAACCGCTGACCTCCAGCTTATGAGGCTGGCGAGCTACCAGGCTGCTCCACGGGACGGCTCCAATCCTACCTCACGGCAAGTCCGAGAGCGCCGGGTAGAGAAGGGTCGGCCGCCTGTGACGCTCAACCCACTCGGCCACGTCGCACCATTCCCACACCGGCCCCATTGCCAACTGGATGGGCTCGGGGAAGTCCGCATACCGCTTGCGCCACTTCCAAATCGTGTCCTTTTCCACGCTGGCCCGGTCGGCGATCTCTTGGGCGCCGACGGGCTCGAAGGGGGTCATCGTCCCATCCAGGACGGCACGCCGCTGCCGCCCACAAGGCCAAAGCGCTCGATGTAGGCAACCTTCGAGGGGTCGAAGAGAAGAGGGAAGGACTTGAGGCGAACGTTGTTGCGTCCAACCTTGGCCTCCGTCTGGAGGATGACGCCCTCCGGGCCGACGTAGGTGACGGTGCCGAAGAACTGCCCCGTGCAGTCGGGGTCATCGTTGGTGTTGATGAAGATGTTGTCGCCGGGGACCAGGTTCATCGTCGCCATGGTGATTCCTCCTTGTGGTCGGTTCCTTCGGTAGAACCATTGTCCCACGTTCTAGGACACATGTCAAGAGATATGGGACGGGAATGTTCCTCCCGTCTACCGTGGGTTGACTCTTTGGCTCATGGAGACGAGGTACAACGAGGCCCGTGCTGAGCACACAGTCGACTTCTTCCGCAAGCACCTCAAGCACACAAAGGGCCGCTGGCGGGGGGCGCCGTTCATCCTCGAGGACTGGCAAGCCGATGACATCATCCGCCCGCTGTTCGGCATGGAGCGCCTCACCGACGAGGGGCTATGGGTGCGCCAGTACCGCAAGGCCTTCATCAAGCTCCCCAAGAAGACGGGCAAGTCCGAGCTCGGCGCCGGGATCGCCGTCTACGCCCTCTATGCCGACGGCGAGGGGGGCCCGGAAGTTTTCAGCGTGGCGGCCGACAAGAAACAGGCCGGTCTCGTCTTCAACGTCGCCGCCGACATGGTGGACCTCTCCCCGGTGCTCTGCCGCCGGTCGACGGTCAACCGCTCCCGCATCGCCCACCACGGCCTCATCTGGGACCGTCCGAGCAACGGCGTCTACAAGGTGCTGCCCGGGGACGCCGCCAGCATCGACGGGATCAACCCGTCCGTGGTCATCCTCGACGAACTTCACCGCCAGCCCGGCCGGGAACTCTACGACCTGATCGACGAGAGTTTCCCTGCCCGGGACCAGCCGCTCTACGTCATCCTCACCACAGCCGGCTTCGATGAGCCCGGCAATGTTGAGTGGGAACTCCATAACTATGCCTTAGACGTTGTTCGAGGAGTCATCGAGGACCCTTACCTTTTCGTCTACATGAGGTTTTGCTCACCCGAAGAGACCGAAGGCGACAAGTGGCGTGACGAGAAACTCTGGCGCAGAGTCAACCCAGCATTGACCAGCTTCAACCCCGGCGCCATCGACGAGTTGCGCCGGGTAGCTGCCGAAGCTGCCCGCTCGCCGGCCAAGGTCGTCAGCTTCAAGCGGTTGTGCCTGAATGTCTCGCTGCCCCGGGCGGCCGAGCGCACCGACAAGCTGGTCACGCTCGAGGCGTGGGACCAGGCCGCCGGCATCCGCAAGGACCTTGACGAGCTGGCCGGCCGCATCTGCTACGGCGGGCTCGACCTCGCCGGCAGCGTCGACGTCAACGCCCTGATCGGCCTCTTTCCCAACGAGCCCGGCACCTGCCCGGAGCCCGGCTGCCAGGGCTCGAAAGAGACCTGCTACCACTTGCTGGCCCGCTTCTGGGTGCCCGAGGAGGCTTTCGGCGACAACGCCCGGGAGTGGGCCAAGCCGCTCAAGGAACAACTGGCCAACTGGGGGCGCGAGGGGTGGCTGAACGTGCTGCCCGGCCGGGTGATCGACGACCGGGACATCCAGAGCGAGATCGACCTGTGGGCCCGGACGGTGAACCTGGTGCGGCTGGCGAAGGACCCCTGGCAGTCCAAGCAACTCGGCGTGCTGCTGCGGGAGGAGTACGACCAGCTCGACGTCTACGACCTGCCCCAGACCTTTGCCAAGCTGGGGGAGCCGACCGACCTGTTCATCCGGCTTGCCCTCGCCGGGCGGATCCACCACGGCGGCAACCCCGTCCTGCGCTGGATGGTGGGCAACGCCATTGCCGCCAAGGACTCGGGCGGCAACCAGAAGCCCGACCGCAAGCGCTCAGCGGGCAAGATCGACGGCGTGGCGGCGACGGTGAACGCCCTCGCAGCGGCGACGAAACCTGATGAGGAAGGGGAAGTTTGGGCGATGGCAGTCCGACACTGAGCAACATTCCTTGCGCGGTCTGCCTTGTCTCTTCTTCCTGAGCCCCTGGGGCTTTCCCTCATCCTGGAGGATCGGTTGCCGAAGTCAGGGCATCCCCCCCTAGCCCCCACTGAAAGTGGGAGTCCGAAGTGGACTGTTGGACTAGGGAAGGAAGCTTTGGGTGAGTCCGTATCCGGTGTGGATTCGGCGCCTCGCCTTGGGCTAGCAGGGTCCCCCTTGGGTCCTGCATGCCGGGGGGTGCTCACGCTGCCCTCCGCTCGCCCCGGCCTCCTTGACCGAACGGGGGGCGCGTGGCACTACGGTGGAATGGTTACGGAGGTGAAGGTTCTGCGGGTATGATGTTGCAAGTTCTGCCGACCTTTCTGGCGAAGGTTTGGCACACGGCCCCGGGCGTCCTCACGCTGCGGGGCCTTTTCTTGGGGGTGATCCTACTCCGACCCCCGTTTTGAGGCAAGACGGCTGGGTAGGCGTCTCACCCCTGTGTACGCTTTTCGCCAACATGCCGGATGCCGTGAGATACCGCCAGCGCCCCGTCCGCATGCGCGCGCTGCCCGACGTCGGCGAGGGTGCTGTCGAGGCTGTCG